ATGACAAAATTAAATATAAAAATGAGAGATACTGAAGTTTCAGTAGAAACTGATTTTGGTGCAAATGATATTGTAAAACTTATTACTGGGATAGAACAATCAAAAAATATTATTCCAATAGTAACCTTAACTACTGAAATGACTAAACAAGAAGAAATTTATAGTATTGGTAAAGTTGGAACTAAAGGATTTGGTGTAGCTGCTATTGAAGATACTTATCTTCCAAAAGGATTTAAAAAGTTAAAAGGCCATGATGATATAGATAGCGATAACTATGGAAATGTTCTTGACAACAATGGCTCTCAATTAGTTTGGATTCCAAGATTTTATTTTAAATGGACCAGTAAAAATAAATGTAAAATATCAGATTATCAAAAAGAAGGTTATGCTCTGCATGAAATGTTTTATGATGGTGGTATGCAATTAAGGGGAATATTTGTAGATAAGTATGAGTGCGGAAATATAGACGGCATATTTGCAAGCAAAGAAGGTATAGAACCTTGTTCTACAAGAGGAAATAATTCTATCACTGATTTAAAAAATAATCCTTCAGAAACATATGGTGGTCTATACAAAGCTGTAAAAACAAGAGGTCAGAACTACAATCTAACTACACTATTTACTTATAATGGCTTATCTATGCTTATGTTTGCAAACAATAATAATTCTCTTGAAAAAATAAAATATCACAACAATCAAAAATGTGGCGTATTTTGGATAGATCCATACAGATATGAAGTTGCAAGTGGATTTATAAAACTAAATAACAATGATAGTATTTTCAAAGTTATTTCAAAAGATGTAAAAATCAAAGATTTCAAAGATGATAAAGATGCTTACAATCCAGACTTTTATGATGATATCGATTTAAGTGGTGTAGTTGATGGTGATGATTTTTGGGTTTTCTTGGATGATAAAGTACAGACATTTAGTATGGAAGATACTAAAAAGACTTGTTTAGGAATACCAAGAGCGGAAGCTTTAAGCAGTGAAAGTAATGATACCTATGCAAATGCTGGAATGTACAGATATCTAAGAGATGAAATGGCACCGATTGTTGGTACTTGGGGTGACTCGTCTGCTGCTGGTGCTTTTGCCATGAATCTGTACTATAGCCGTACTTACTCGTATTACTATGTGGGTGGTCGAGCCTCTTTTAATGTTCCTATGTCGGGAACGAACGACAGTGAGTGAAATACTATATAACATATAAAAGGAACTAAGATGGGTAAAAATGAAAACCACTTTGATATAAGTGAATTGGATGCAAAAAGATTAGCAGTGAAAAATGCTGCTATTGATGAAGCTTTAGATTTAAGAAATTGTGATGATTTAACAGCAGATGATTTTGACAATATAAATACAAAAGCAGTAAGAATTTTACAATATGCGATGTTAAACATAATGAAAGAGTGTAAGTACACTGGAAGCGAATCTATTATTCAAGAGAGTGCAAGTGGAAACTTAACTTGTAGATATTCTTTTGTTTCTCTTATGGAAGCTGCATGCGAAGATTTAGATAAGGATTTAGCATGTTTAACACAATTGAAAAGAAGGAAACAACATGGAAATTATAGTTTATCATAAAAATTGCATGGATGGTTTAGCAAGTGCTTTTATAGCAAAAGATGCTTTATTAAAAAAGGCTATTGCACATGAAGAGGATATTTTAACAGTACCTTTACAATATGGAGATGAAGATAAGTTTTTTGAAGATTTGGCTGCATTAATAGAACAAAGAGAAAAAAAATTAAATGTCTATTTTGTTGATTTTTCATTTAAAAGAGACAATATGACAAAACTTTTAAATATATCTAGTATTGAAAAAGTTACTGTAATAGATCATCATAAAACCGCATTTAGTGAATTATGTGATTTAAACTACGACTTTAAAAACTTTGAATTTATTTATGATGAATCAAAATCAGGTGCAGGGCTTTGTTATGATTACTTTGAATCAAATCTAAATAAAAAGATGTTTGCTTATATTGAAGATAGAGATTTATGGAATTGGAAACTATTAAACTCAAAAGAGATAAATGCATATCTTCAAACTTTTATAGAACCAAACGATATTGATTCTTTTAATACAGAGTATGAAAATTTTGACTATAACTATTCACTAGATATAGGAAAAGCTTTAATCAAAAAACAAGAACAGCAAGTAAAAAGTAAAACTAAAAAAGTAAATACTATCAAAATACAACATGTTGAGTTCAACTATGTAAATGCAACTGAAAATATATCAGAGATTGGAAATGAAATTTGCAATAAATACCAAACCCCAGCTCTAGTATTTTTTGTAAATGACAAAAAAGAGTATGTTTGCTCTTTAAGGAGTTTAGATAATTTAGCTGATGTAAGTGAAGTTGCTAAGTCTTTTGGTGGTGGAGGTCATAGAAATGCAGCAGGATTTACACTAAGCAAAGAAGAGTTTTATACTTTATTTTATAGTGGGTACAAGAATATCCCTAGAAAAACTTAAAATCTTAGAAAGGCAACATGATTAATTTTAGGTATCTATTATGCAGTAGATAAATTTTTAATTGATAAGGATCAATAATGTCAAATAATGAAGAAATAAAATTAACCCTTAAGAATCTGTTCTTTGAGGGGGGGTAACTATGAGTAAAGAGTCATTTATACAAATACTACAACATGCTTTAGATAAAGATTTTGTGACAGTTTCAAAGAAGAAAGGTAGATTTATAGTATCTGAGAAAAAGAAAGATAGGGAAACAAAATGATTTTTAAACAAATGGTAGAACTACAAAATGAATTTAATAAAAGAGTACATCCCCAATGGCAAGAACAAAACTACAACTGGATGAGTGCAATTATTGTAGAGAGTGGAGAACTTCTTGAAAGTCTTGGCTATAAGTGGTGGAAACATCAAGAACCAGATATGAATAATGTAAAAGTAGAAGCTATTGATTTACTTCACTTTTTAATATCTTATCAAATTGAAGTTAATTATCAGCATCCTAAGATTAAAGATTTTAATGAAGCAATAAAATTAACAATTGATAGATTTGAAAGATGCTTTACAGAGGAAGAGGAAGACAATATTAAAGATGAATCTATTGAAATGCTTGTTAAATCTTTAATCGTATTTTGGGGTTTTGGCAAATTCAATGCTATGAAAGCAATTTTCAATAGACTAAATATGTCAAATGAAGATATCTACTTAGCATATGTTATTAAAAACTGCCTAAATGAATTTAGACAAAAACATGGATATAAAGAGGGAACTTATATAAAAAATTGGAATGGAAAAGAAGACAATAAAGTTGCATATGAGATAGCGGATGAATGGGGTGCAGAAGATTTAACATATGAACAATTATATATTGATCTTGAAGCAGCTTATGAAGAAGTAGAAAAGAAGCATAAAATATCATGAGTAAAACACCATACCAATTTAAACTAGACTTTGACAAAGAACTTATTGTCAATTTATTTGCAGGAGGTGGTGGAACTTCTTGTGGTATAGAAATGGCTTTAGGTGTGAGTCCTGATATTGCTATTAACCATGACCCTGAAGCAATTGCACTACACCAGGAGAACCATCCAAAAACATTACACTTTATAAATGATGTATTTGAGATAAACCCTGCAACTGTTGCAATAGGGAGAAGAATAGGTTTATTATGGTTAAGCCCAGATTGTAAACACTTTTCAAAAGCAAAAGGTGGAAAACCTAAGAGTAAAAAAATACGTTCTCTTGCATGGGTCGGTATTAAATGGGCAAAAGCTAAAAGACCAAGAGTTGTTATCCTTGAAAACGTTGAGGAGTTTAAAGATTGGGGTCCTATATGTAAAGAGGGAAAACCAATAGAACATAAAAAAGGTCAAACATTTAAAAAATTTGTTAGAGAGTTTAATCGGCTAGGATATAAAGTAGAATGGAAAGAGTTAAGAGCGTGTGATTATGGAGCACCTACGATTAGAAAAAGATTTTTTATGATTGCAAGATGTGACGGTGAAGAGATTGTTTGGCCGAAACCTACACATGGAGAAGGCAAAAACCTAAAACCATATAGAACAGCAGCAGAGATTATTGACTGGTCTATTCCTTCATACTCAATATTTATGGATAAAGAAGAAGCTAAAAAATATGGAGTTAGACGTCCCCTTAGTAAAAATACAATGGATAGAATAGGAAAGGGATTTAAAAAATTTGTTCTTGATTCACCGGAGCCTTTTATCGTAAAAAATATGAATAGTAATGTTCCTAGACCTATAAGTTCACCATTATCTACGATACTAACAGGCAATCATCATTATTTAGCAGTCCCTTATATAGGGAAGGCATATTCTACAAAGAATAATACAGATGTTCACCCCGGACATTCTATTCAAGATCCAATTCACACGATCACCGTAAGAAATAATCTTTCACTTATAACACCTTTTATTTCTCAACTTAATAAAAGTTCTATTGGTTGCAAAATTAACAAACCTATTACAACGATTACGGGAGTAAATAAACACTGTATAGTTGCTCCATTTATAGCAAAACACTACACAGGAGCTACAGGCTTTAAAGTAGATGAACCTATGCACACAATCACTACACAAGATCATCATAGTGTTATAGTTGCTTTTATTCATAAATATTACGGTGTTGAAGAACGACAAAAAATGACAGATCCCTTGCATACTATTACCACAAAAGATAGATTTGGATTAGTTGAGATTAAAGGAGTTGAATATCAGGTTATGGATATAGGATTTAGAATGTTAACTCCAAGAGAGCTTTATAGAGGACAAGGTTTCCCGGATAGTTATAAAATCAATTTTTTAAAATCAGACGGTAAACCTCTTCCTAAATCTGCACAAGTTAGAATGTGTGGAAATAGTGTTCCTCCACCACTTGCAAAGGCTTTAGTTGAAGCAAATTATAAAGTCAAAGTTTTAGAAAAAGTGAAAGTTGCGTAAATATGAAAGGAGAAAGCAAATGAGAGACATTAAGTTTAGATCATGGGATAAAAGTACAAAAAATATGAGTAGACCTTATAATATTGGGAGACAACCAGTATTTGATAGTACATATAATGGTGAACCATGTACTTGCACGATAAGACCTTCTCAATGGCTAGGATTTGATAGTTCATCAGAAAATGAAAGACAAATAGCAATGCAATACACTGGACAAATAGATAAAAATAGGAAAGAAGTTTATGAAGGCGATATCTTACACTGCTGGGGAGAAGATGATAGTTATATAGATGATAATGACAATGAAATTTTTAACAAACAAATTGGTGTAGTTAAATGGGGAGGTAATGAATATCCTGCGTTTGATATTTATACCAAAGTACATGACCAATATATTGATAGTTTATCTGATGATTATAATTCTTTTGCCGATGGTTATTATCACTATGAAGTAATTGGAAATATCTACGAAAATCCTGAATTATTAGAAGGAAACTAATATGACACCAATAACAGTAAAACAAGCAAAAGAAAGAGTATGTCCATTTATGAGCCTACCTCCAGACTTTGTAAATGGTGATGAACTAGCCGATGAAGACAAAGAGGGTTTATGTATGAGGATAGTTAGAAGATGACCCTCCTAGACAATAGAAAGCTAAAGTTTATATGTGTATGTGCATATCTACACAATGAAATACTTATACTAGAAAGAGCAGAGAGAGAAAACACTGGTATAAAAGTTCTTGATGATAAAGATGAGTTTCTAAAAAACACTATTATGTCTATAAAAAGTATCATAGAAGAAAATAGATTTACATATGAGGATATAAAAATATTATATAAATTCTTTCCACAGGTAAAAAGATTTTATGACTTAATTGGAAAGACAATTAGCAATCATATCAAGATAGGTGCCGAATGGCTTCCAGGTCTTGTCATTTTATCAGTTTTACAAGAGTTTACTCTAAGAGGATATAAACACTTTGAATATATCCCTTTTACAGATGCAATTGACAAGTTCATAGTAGAAAAGAAAATCAACAGCAGCAGATATCTAAAAATAGCTGGTGATATTTATGAGTCAGTTGTCAGTTATGAGTACAAACGACCCAAAAAGAATAAAAGGAAAAAAAGATGATATCAAGTATTACAGCGATGGGTTTATTTTATAAACATGAGATACAAATCCCAAAGATGCCTAAAGAGTTTGTTTGTGAGAGATTGGGTTTAGAAATGACAGAGAAAAACATCAAAGATTTTTCTAAAGATCACAATGTAACTTATACATTAGACTATATAAATAAAACGGTAGTTTTTGAAGATAGATAAATGATTACAAAAAGTTCGTTAGATGCATTAAAAGACCAAATAGATATTATAGATGTTATTAGCAATTCAATAGAGATTAGAAAAGCCGGAGCAAACTTCAAAGCTTGCTGCCCTTTTCATGGAGAAGATACTCCCTCTTTTGTAATTTCGCCAACGAAACAAATATATCACTGTTTTGGTTGTGGAGTCGGTGGAGATGCTATCAAGTTTGTACAAGAGTATGATAAGTTAAACTTTCAAGAAGCTGTAGAAAAAATAGCAGATGATATGAACTTCACTCTTGAATATGAGTCAAATACTACCCATACAGACTATAAAGCCACTATGGAAACTATCAATAGCTTTTATGAAGCCAATTTAGTTGATAAAAAACTTCAGTATTTACTTGACAGAGGAATCACAAAAGAGAGTATAAAAACTTTTGAGATAGGTTATGCCCCAAGAAGTGATGTACAGGTCCAGCTGCTAAAAGATAATTATCTAAATCTAAATGATGCAATAGAAGCTGGTGTTCTAGCTCAAGACAAAGAAAACATTTATGCAAGACTAAGAGAGAGAATTACATTCCCTATAAGAAACCATGCAAATAAGCTTATAGGTTTTGGTGGAAGAACTTTAAGACAGTCAGAAGGAATAGCAAAGTATCTAAACTCACCAGATACAAAGCTTTTTAACAAAAGTAGAAACCTATATGGATTTAATCTAGCAAAAGAGCATATCTACAAAAAAGGCACTATGGTAGTAACAGAGGGATATCTTGATGTAGTTATGATGCATCAAGCAAATATCAAAACAGCAGTTGCCACTATGGGAACAGCACTAACTCAACAACACATCCCAATAATCAAAAAGTGTAATTGCAGAGTTTTACTATGCTACGATGGAGACAATGCAGGAAAAACAGCAGCCCACAGAGCAGCAGTGTTACTAAGCCAACATGAAGTTGACGGCGGTGTTATAATCTTTGAGGACAACCTTGACCCGGCAGATATGGTAAAAGATGGAAAGATAGAACAACTATACGAAATGCTTAAAAACCCTATGCCACTTATAGAGTATGTTTTAAGACATATTATAAAAGACTATGATTTAGATAACCCACACAATAAAAACCAAGCTCTAAGTGCATGTATAAGTTATCTTAAAACTATAAATCTTCTAGTTGCAGAAGAGTACAAAGGTGTACTTTCAAAGCTTTTAAATATAGCATCTCATCATATAACACTGGGCCAAACAACAATAAAAAAAGACTTTACAATACAAAGTTCAAAAACTGTAAGCAAAGCAGATGAGAAGTTTTTTAAAACAATTATTGAAAAACCTGATTACTTAGATCTATTGTTTGGTAACTTGGATTATGAAGTATATGAAAACAACACTGTATTTGAAGATATATTATCTGGTAAAAATAATAGTGATGCTATAAGACCTCTTCTTATTAGAGACGATATCGTTATTTATAACAAAGAAGATTTCATAAGAGCATGTAAGTTAAAACAAAAAAGTTATCTATCTGAAAAACTAAAACAATTATCTACAAGCTTAGATGATGATGTGTTTGAACAGATGGACAAAGTACAAAAAAGATTGAATGAGATTGGATAATTAAAAAAGGATTAATATGACAAAAAAAATGATTACTTCAAAAAAACCTTATCCTTTAAGAAAAGAGGTTGTAGAAGATTTATCAACTTTAGATGATGGTATTCATCAAATGTGGGATGAACAAGATAGGCTTTATCAAGGTATTGTAAAAGATAAAAAAGTCTTATTTTTTGTTACTCCTTTAGGAGTAGTTTATCAAGATAATGGTTTTACTAAAGATTTAGAACAAGAGTTTAAAGAGGTTGGAGGTTTAAGTTCTCCTGATGATTTTAAAACTATTGCAAAATTTAACAAGTGGATATAAAAATATACAAATATAAAGGATATGACTATGGTAGCACACTTAAGAAAGTCTTGTTTAAATGCACAATTTGAAGTTATAAAAAAGCGATTGACAGAAAAGTATTCTTACTATAATACTAAAGAAAAATTAATCGAATATTATCCTGATAGTGTTGGTTTTTTTCCTCAAGATGTAAAACAAGTTGCATATAAAAGCAATGCAAAATTTCCTATTAAACAAGCTTCAAAAAAAGGTGATTTAATTCAAATTTGGAAAGCTGGTGAAGTAGCTAGATATGCTTTTCCTATTAAAATAGTTGAAAGTATGATAGACCAAATTTTAGAAAATGACAAAGATGGATATTGTATTGTAGATGGTAGTGACAATATCATATCAAAACCTTTTGATACACAAGAAGAAGCTCAAATAGAATTATTGAAAAATGATAGATATTTGAATGGTGGTGGATATGGTATTTTCTTTTTTAAAAAAGAAAATACATCAGCATAAATTTTATGCAATAAGGAGCTTTAATGTTTGAAATAAAAACAACACAGGATAAACCAGTAACTTTTGATATGAAAATTGATGATGTAAAAGAGTATGGAGATTTTATTAATTATCTCATGGTAAAAGCAATTAAAAATATTGTTAAATATACTAACTATTCTTTTGAAGGTATTTTAAAAGAAGATTATAGTTTTGATCACTTTTATTTTGAAATTTGTAAAAACTTTGATTTAGAAAAAGAAGAAGATTATACAGATAGTAAGTACCTACAAGATCAATTAAAAAGATTTGGTACTAAATACATTAGACAAACAGAATATAACATATATTTAATAATGTAGCTAGAAATAAATAAAATTAGGAGAAAAAATTGAAAAAGAATAATCAAGTAAAAGATTCAAAAGGAAATATCTTAAAAGAAGATGATTGGTGCTATTTTTGGAATGATAATAATGTAAAAGTAAGATATCAATTTTATTCATTATCCAAAAGAGAACTTCCTTATATCTCAATTGATAAATCTGACAATAATGATTTAAGTTGGTGGAAACATTGTGAAAAAATAGATAAAGAAGTTAGCATGGAATTAGAAACTGTAGATGAAAGAGCTAAAAGAGAGTGTCAAGAACTTGGTAACTTATTTAATAAGTCTGTAGATAGATTAGCAGAGCTTGAAAAGTTAGTATTAGATAAATTAGTTGAACAAGGTTATATAATAGGTAGTGGAGATTGGGGATTTAAAGTTGAAATAAATTCAACTTGGAAACAAAAATCTTTAAATGTTTTATTAAAAGATAAAGAAGGTATTAGACCTATTTTTACAATAACAAAAGAAAAATTAGAACAAATGTACGATGAAGCAGAAATGTTTTTTCATAGTGATTTTAGGGAGTAAAGGTTTATTATGAAGATTTTAATAACAAAAGAATTTGATAATGAAGATGAATATGAAAAATATATTGCAGAACAAGAGAGTTTGAAAAGAAGGTTAGAATATTTAACATCAATACACGACAAGTACAAATTAATAAAAAAATGTGTAGAAACAAAATGTGGACGAATTGAATATTCTTTTATAAATAATGATATAGAAGTAGTGATGGATTAGCAGACCAAAAACTGCTATTTGTTACGGTTGCCGAGAGATTTCATCCCATAAATGATACAAGTCATTCGCTCCGATGGTTTTGTGAGGATATAAATATCTCAATTGAAAATTTATCTAAAATAAACTGTAAGTAAAATAAAACATATTTTTCTTTACTTAGCTTTATACTAGTAAAATAAATACCCACCTAGTTTCAAATAAACCTTTTTAGTAACATCTTTAAAATGTTAAAAAGGTTTATTTATGAGTAATTCCAATAGATTTAAACTTGACCCAAATATTGTAAATATGGTAAGCCAAAGCAAAGCCACAAATGCTGGGCAAGCTATATCTAAAATGTTTACCGATTTAGGAACAATAGAAAATCAAAAAGCCAATCAAGAACTAGCACAAGTACAAGCAGATACAAAAAAACTACAGTACCAAAGTGTTGCAGATACTATGTCTGACCAAAAGCTAGCAAGTGAATATATGCAAAGTGATTCGGCAGATTTAAACACTTGGTTAGAAGACAATAACAAATCATTTAAAACTCCAGAGTGGCAATTAAAAGCACAAACAATCAGCGATGGTAAGATGGACAAAGTTTATGATGACAGTTTAGCTGCACATGAAAACTACTTAAAAGAGCAGGGGCTTTATACAAATACTGATGGAACAGTAAATATCGCAGAGATTAGAAAACAACTTGCAAAGGACCCACAAAATATCTACCTAGCACAAGCCTTTGAGAGAAAATATGGAACCAAACTTAATAAACCAAGAGAAGAGTTATCTTTACAAGATAAACTAGACTTACAAAAAACTCAATCAGAAATAGATAAAAATAAAGCTCAAGCAGATAAATATAATAGAGATACGGGTAGTTCCAATAAAGATAAGTTTGTTCAAAACTTAGATTATCTTGTTTTAAAAGGTAAAATAACTCAAGAAAGAGCAGATGATTTAAGACTTCAATATGCAACAAAAGAAACTCAACCAAACTTGACAGCTCTTGCAAAAGATATTGAAACTGCAAATAGCCAAACAGATGATTTTATTAAATATCTAGGTAATAAGGATATCAATAAATACAATCTTTCAACAGCTGATGTAAGAGAGTTTAATCCGGAACAAAAAGCACAAGCTGAAAGATTAGCAAATATTATTATAAGGGCAGAAAAACCAGCTATGAAAGAAGCCATTGCAAAAGATATGGCTGATTTATCAGTAATGCAGTCTCAATTAAATGATAGTATCAACTATACAATAAGTGCAATAAATGAAGGTAGAGATATTAATACTGTAGATAAAGTTCAAAGAGAGTATCTAAATAAATACTTAGGTATGACTGATAATCAACTTGAAACTGCTTTCAGAGACAGTAGGTTTCAAAGTGCATCAAACACTCTTTTAAAAGTCATGAGTGGTACTGCTGTAAGTGGTCAAGAGTGGGAAAGATTCAAACAAGCAACAGGAACACTATACCAAACAAATGAAACCTTAGTAAACGGTATGCTTAGTATGGTTAGAGACCAAAAAAATAGAATGAGAAGTATGTCAAACTCTATGGGTGGAACGGCTTTCAATCTTAAATATGGTTCTACATATAGAGATATTTTAGATATGGAACAGACTTTAATAGATTCAAGGGATACAAAAAAAACTGAAGAAGAAGCAGCTTCTAATCCAATCTATGACCCAAGCAAAAATAACAACACAACAGAACCAACTACTACTCCACAAAATAAACCATCATGGAGAGATTATGCAAATTGATATTTTTAATAACAAAGAGTTTCAAGCTCTTCCCCAAGAAGAAAAACAAACTATAGTCACAAACTATTTCAACAAAGAGTTAGCGGATGACGAATACAAATCTTTAGCAGACGATAAAAAATCTACTATTTTAAATAACTTTGTAAATAGCCAAATAAATCCTTTAGTTGAAAAAAAGGATGATAAAACTGAAACTGTACAAAATGTTGATATCAATATAGAAAACAGTTTGAACAAGGAAGAAGTATTAAACAGAACTATTACTCCACCTGAAAATAATCAAGGTTATCAACAAATAGTAAATCAAGACAAACCTTTAGAAACAGATGTTATACCTATCGTTGACAATGTACTAAATAGTGCTGCTGATGATGTTATCAACAGTATAAATCCAAAAGATGAAACTCAAAAAGAGAAAAAAGCCACAGAGGTTTTATCTCATATTCAAAATGTACAATTTGCAAACAAAGACTTAGCTGATATGGTAAAAGGTTTTACTGGGGATGATGAAGCTTTAAAAAATATCCAAGACAAAGCTTTACAAACAAACAAAGCAGTTGTAGATACGCTTTATTCAATCGGTATTAATGCAATAGTTGATGGAAACGGTGAAGTAAAGTTCAAAGACGATGATGGAAAATTTAAAACAGTAGGTGATGATTTTTGGGAGAGTCTAAAAGAAGATATCTCAAATAACAAATATGAGATAGTAGGAGACATAGCTGGTGGAGCTGCTGGGAACAGACTTACAAAAAAATATCTGGATAGCATATCTTCGGCTGCTAAAATTGGTGGATGGAGAGGTAAAGTAGCAGAGTTTATCGGAACATTAGGTGGAGCAGCTATAGGAGCTTTTACAGGTCGTGCTGCTGATGTAGAAAATAGTAAAGATGAACTACTTAACATGGTAGATGATTTACAAAAAGCTACAAATCTAAAAGAAGTGATAGATCAAAACCCAACATTACAAAAAGCACTTGATGGGGCAAATATGACTATCTATGGTACAGCTATTACAAGTGCAGTTGCAGAACCTATTATAAAAGTTGGAGGAAGAGCAATAAGACTTCCTAAACAAGCAAAAGATTATGTAGTAAATGGAAATATCAATGGTGCAAGAGATATCCTAAAAAAAGATTTAAAGATAGATGAACAATACATCGATGATGCTCTTAGACAAGCAAAAGAAAACTATCAAGAAGTAATAGACTACACAAATAATGCAATTACAGGTAAAACAAAACAACAAGAACAATTACTAGCAGCTACACTTGAAAAAGGTGATGCCAATATCATCAAGGGTGCGATTGCAAAAAATGAAACAGCAGCAAGAAATCTAAGTGATACAATAGATCAACGAACTACTACAATTCAAAAAAATCTTGATAACAACTCTTCAAAGATTGGTGGAGAAGAGATTAAAAACTATCTTAATAACTATGAAAGTCAAGTTAAAAGTGATTTTATTGATATGAGAAAATCTTTTTCTGATGCTTTTAAAGAGACTAATTATAGATTTGATTTAGAAGATTTAAACTTAAACAGTGTTTTCAGAGATATGTCAAAAAGAGTACAGGACCCAGATGCTAAAAAAAGATTCCAAACACTTCAAACTTCTATCAAAAATACAATCTATGATAGCAATGCACAAGTAGGAATTGATAGAGATATAAACGGCTTATTAGATTTAAGACAGCAGCTAAATAGATTTTATGGCCAAAATGAAAAATATCTAACTAACAAAAAAGATAAAGATGTATTTAATTCACTAAAGGAAAATATAGATAATCAAATCCATAAAGCGGTAAATGACAATCTTCCAGAAGATGTAGGTACAAGACTACTTGATAGTTTTTCTAAATCTATGCAAGGTTATAGAGAGCTTGGAGCACTTAGTGACAACAATGTTTTTAAAGGCATCATGGGAGATGCACAAAGTAGCGAATATAGAATGGATAAACTTATCAAACATATGGCAGATGATGATAGTTATGTTGATGATGTGTTATCTAAAATGTCACCAAATACTAGACAAACAGTCGAAGTAGCAGTTATAAGAGACATAACAGACTCATTTACAGCAAAAACAGCACAAGGGCAAAAAGCTATAGCCTTTGAAGATTTAGCCAAAAAACTAGAAGGTATTAAAAGAAATGTCAGAAGTCAACTCGGAAAAGAAACTATTGACAATCTTATAACATATGCAGATAAGTTTGGTAACAAAGACTTGTTGTATCTTGATATGGCAAAAGGCATTAAAACAAAACCTAAACACAATATTGCAACAACACTTGAAGGTAAAATCAAAATGGAAACTGCAAATATGTTTTTCCAATTTATCCAATCAATCAAACCTGGAGATGATGCAAAAAGATTAGCTCTACAAAGACACATCGCAAGTGCATTAGAAAGAAGTAGAACTCCAAAAGAATTTGCAACAAGTGTATATGAATATCCTGAATTAGCTGATGATAGTAAACAAATTCTAAGAGGTCTAATAAAAGAAAACAATAAAATTCTAAATGCAAAAAATAACGTAGAAGCAGAAAGACTACTAAAAGAAGCAGAACAAGAAAAAAACAGACTATTTCAAATCCAACAAAAAATAGATGATGAGATAGCAAACTTTACAACTCCTTCAATAGCTGAAATAAGAGCAGTAGAATCTTATACTCCAGATGACAAATACGGTAGTTTCTCTCAAATGACAGCTAAAATCACAAGAGGAACAGCCACACCAAATGAGATAGAACAATATGTAAAAGCCAAAAACAAAATAGATCCAAAAGTTTTAGAAGCAAAAGTATTAGAAAATAGATATCCTATCTCAAATGAAGCCATTACAAAACTAGAAGATTTAAAAGCATTTGATAGTAATAAAGTAAATGAAATACTAAATGACAATGAATTTAATAGTCTTATCTATAACCTAAAACAAAACAAACTACCAAACACTACAAAAACAATGGAAGATAAGTTTAGAGACAAATTTTATGAGTTAAATAAACTATATGATAATTCAAAAGAGGATATCACTAAAGCTAAAAAAACAAAAGACAATTTAATCTTAGGTGAAAACAGATTAATTGAAAATAATACAGTGAATAATTATCTTGACAATGATTTTGATATTTATAGACACTTGCCATACAATGATGAAAATTGGGTAAAAGAATTTAATTTAAAATCAAAAGATGATACAGCAATAGTTAGAGATATTTTAGGAAATGAAGTAAAAATATCTAAAAATGCAGCTGATAAAATTGAAAAAAACAATAGAGAACATTATTTTGGATTAATTAAGCCAACTGTTGAAAATCCGACAATGATATTAAAACATAAAGATGCGGAAGTATATATAAAAAGGTTTTATGATGAAGAGATGAAAAAATATAGTATCTATTCAGTTACAAAAGATTATGGGAATAACGAAGTTTATTTGAGTTCAATAGTTCACAGAAGAGATAATCAGTTAGTAAATAAAATAAGAGAGGGTGAAATAACATATTTAAACCACGGCACTGTTGACGGTACTCCATCAAGCCGAGCTACTTCACCAATTCAGAGTACTGAATCTCTCAATGAAAACATTATACCAAATAATACAGTAAAAAATCAAGAAATTGAATTACCAAGAGAACTTGTGGATGAAGGTTACACTATTAGTGATATAGGTGAGTTTATTGACCCAGAAGGTAAAGTTTTATTTTCAAATGCTGGAACTATATTAGCTGGAGGATTTACCGGAGGAAGTGAAACTGCATTTAATCAGCATGATTGGAACGGAGATGGAGAAGTAGACCAAACAGATATACTATACGGTACTATTGCAGGGGCTATTGGATTAACTACATTTAAAAAGAAGTTCCCAAAGCTTTTTGAAAATGGAAACAATAGTGATGCAGTCATTGGTTCCTTTGCTGGTAAAGCACCATTAGGGGCAATAGACAATCAAGGCTTTTACTCTACACTTGAAAAAGTAGTGGATGAAAAAGTTGGAGGAAAGATAGACTCAGTTTCGTTGACGAAAATGTTAGAGAAAAATTCAGTTAAGCAAGATGAACTAGAATGGTCAGGCCTTAAGGATCTTATAGAAAATAATGAGAAACTTACAAAAGAGCAAATTCAACAAACACTAGATGACAATAGACTTGTTATTGAAAAGCTTGATAATAAAAAAACTAAATATGGAGATTATAAAATATCTGGCGGTGAAAACTACAGAGAGCTACTTTTTAAAACTCCAAAAGTACCGGGTGATTATACTTCTCAACATTGGGATGAATCAAATATCATAACATTTACAAGAGTTGATGATAGATCTATTGACAATAAAAAAACTCTTTTCTTAGAAGAGCTTCAAAGTGACTGGCATCAAGCAGGTAGAAAATATGGATATGAAGATGATGCAAAGATTGCAGAAGTTGAAAGAAATACTGAAGATATTTTTACTAAATATGATATGAAATTCAATAATGAAATTACAAAAAAAGAACATAACCAACTTATCAAAAAAGGTTTATCTGCAGAAGAAAATAATACTTTAAATGAATATATAAAAACAAGTGAAAATCTATTTGATATGGTTCCTGATGCACCTTTCAAAAAGAACTGGGCAGAGCTAGGGTTTAAAAGAATGATTCAAGAAGCTGTATCAAACGACTATGAAAAAATAGCATGGACAACTGGGCAACAACAGACAAAGAGGTACTCTCTTGAAAAACAGCTTGATACTATAGTTTACAACAAACAAACAGGTTATATCCAAGGAAGTAAAGCAGGAGATGAAGTAATATTTAAAAAAGTAGCTTCAGATAAAGAAGTAGAAGGATTATTAGGCAAAGAACTTACTCAAAGACTTATCGACCCTAAAAGCTCTACAAGAGATGAAATCTTTGTTTTAAAAGGCGATGAACTCAAATTTGGTGGAGATGGAATGAAAGGTTTCTACGACAATATAGTTCCTAATATTGCTAAAAAACTATTTAAAAAATATAAAGTAAAACCAAAAATGGAAGAATTGGACGATATAGAACAGATGGTATGGAGTATAGATATTACGCCAGCTATGAAAGAAGATATTAAAAAATACGGTCAACCTCTTTACATGATAGGTGGAACTGTAGTGGGACTTGAAGCATTAAATAATGGAGCTAAAGATGAATGAAAAACAAAGAAAAGATTGGTTACTTTTAGAAGAGCTAAAACAACAAGTAGATGAATCAACCTTTCATTTTAGAAAATCAAAAGATACAGCCAAAAGAGTAAACTCTTATATAAAAGGGGACCAATTACCACAAGAGGTAAAAGAACTATTAGCAGAACGTGACCAGCCTGAAATGTGGGAAAATATCTTCAAAAAAATAGATGCTAAGATATCCGGTCTTAAAATTACTTCAAAACAAGAGATTAAAGCATTTGGAAGACAAAAAGGCGAAGATAGAGTTCAAGCAAATCTAATCACAAATATTCTTAAAACAACTATGGACTCTACCGAATGGTGGGCAAATAAAAAAAGAGCCGACCTAAGTCTAAGAAGTAGTGGAGTAAGTATTGTAGAAGCTAAGATAAAAAATACAGGCGAAAGAGATATCTTAGGAAAAAGAATAAAAGAGATAAGATACGAACATCTTCCAACTTCTCAATGTCATTTAGATCCATTTGCAATAAATCCAGACTATAGCGATGCTAGATATTTTCATAGAGAAAGATTACTTGTAATAGATGAACTATACAGATACTTTCCAAAAGAAAAAGTAGACAAACTAAGAGTATATACTCAAGAATACTACAATGAATACTCTTCGAAATCTACAAGCCAATATAGCAAAAGAGCAAAGATATATTATAGTTGGTTTAGAAAATGGAATCAAAGAAAGAAAAGAGATGTTATCTATTATGCTATTTGGAGTGATGAAGTTATTTTAGAAACAAAAGAATCACCATATAATCTTAGAAGATTTCCTATAAGTATAAGAAGAATGGACGAGATAGATTATGAGGACCCAGCAGATGTAAGAGGTTTATATTATAATCTTTTACCAATTCAAGATAGGATAAACAACTGCCACCTAAGAGCTATTCATATGATGGGTACAAACAAACTTCTTTTTGAATCTGATGCTGTAGATGATGCTGAGACTTTTATAGAAGATTACTCTCAAGATAGTGCCGTTGTAGAAGTAAACAGCGGTGCAATTACCGGTAAAAAAATACAAGATATCAAACAATACAATGAAATAGCAAATTTAAGAAGCGAAATAGCCGACCTAAGGAACCAAGCTGAAGCAATAGTTGGTATGAACAATGAGATTTTAGGTAGTGCAGTAAACAGACTAAGTGGAGCTGCTATCGAAAACAGACAAAATGCAGGTTTAGTAGGTCTTCAAGATTTTATAGATACAAGTGCAGAACAAGATAAAGATTTAGCAGAGATATCTCTTGAATTGATACAACAGTACTTCACAGCTGAAACAGTTTATAAAATCACAGAGAAAAGTGAAGCTGATGCATACTTCATAGCAAATGAACTAGAAAGAGATGCAAACGGTGCAGTTATTAGAGAAGCTGGCCAACCAAAAAGAAAGAACAGTTTACAAATAGGAAGATATGATATCATCCTACAACAAATGCCATACAGCAGAGGTAGTACAGCAGAACGTCAAAAAGTATGGGCAGAGTATATCAAGGCTTTACAAACTACTCATCCTCACCTGGTGCCAAGAATGATTGAGATGAGTTTATTAGATACAGATTCACCTGTAGCAATGCAAGTAAGTAAACTAATAGAAGAAGATAGACAAGCCCAAGAACAAAATGCAGGGCAAGCACAGCAAGCTCAACAATTTCAAATGCAAAAAATGCAGTTAGAAATGCAAAATATGATGGCTAAAATCGAAGAGATGCAAAGTAAGGCTAATCTAAATAAAGCAAAAGAGGAAGAGATAAAATCTGATATAAATACACCAGCTAAAGTTGGAGCTACTGCTTAGTAGCTTCGCTTATTTTATTCTTATCAATGAAATTATCTATATATCTACTAAAATGATATAAACCTCTTGATACTTTATTTATATCTTGCAAATCCTTTGGACTAAATTCTTGTGAAAAGCCTAAACTATTCTTTTCATCTCTTATTTCAAGTCTGATACCGTCAGAAGTTGATCTAGTAGTTATATTAATCATTATATATCCTCATTAAGTTTTAAAAATTTTTGGTCATCTTCTTCATATAAACTTCTATTTGGAAGACTTTCTATTAAATTACAATTGTCTTCAGGGTTTAATTTACTACCCAATTCTATGATTTTTTGTTTTGACTTATTTATTATATCTACTGCTTCTTTACAAGTAACAAAAACTGCATCTTTTTTATATTTAATATACACATTACTTTTGTTACTAGAGTCTATATATTCTATCTCTGGAATATCTTCATATTGCTCTATCAGTTTAGATAACTTTTCCTGAAATCTTTTTTGTTGCTCTTTTGACAAATGATTCCAAGTAAAGTTAAATTTTATATTCTTATCCGATATCGTATATGGTTCTTTACAATCATATTTATTTTTTTCCTCTTTTATAGCAGCTCTTATATCTGCACCTTTAATCTCTCCAGCTTTATATTTAAAATATAAATCCTCTTGAGTCACACTGTTTTGTAATCTTTGTAAATCATTTAATATCTCTAAACCTATATTTGTTCTATCCTGGTGTAGATCATCCAATATTACAGTGGGTAATTTTAATACATTTTTACACTTTGATATAAAAGATGGTTTCTTACCAAGAGTTTCAGCCAATTTACTCTCACTATCAAAAGCACCTGATGCAATAGCTTTATCAATTGCAAGTGCAGTTTCAAAATCACTTAGATTTTTTCTTTGAAGATTTTCAACTATACTAAAAGTAACTAGCTGCGACTCATCTAATTTCACAATATTTGCTTTTATAGTTTTATGGCCAAGTCTTTTACAAGCTTTAAGTCTTCTATGCCCACCAACACAAATAAAGGTGCCATCATCACAAGGAGATACAATAATAGGTTGTAATAATCCATCTTCAGGTTTTATCTTAGACTCATCAAAATAATTTGTTTGAAGCAAGTCTTCATATGCACCTTTGATAGATTCCATAAGCTCCTCTACCTCTTCCTCATTTTCATAAAATCTAGGTTGATGTGGATTTCTTTTTACTAAAGAAATATCAATACAAGAAGATGAATCAGAAACTAAATCCTTTACTATCTCACCATCAACTAAGATATCATTAAATCCTTCAAAATCTTTTTTACTCATCTTACACCTCCAATAGTTCTATAAGTTCACTTGCTAATGATTCTATTCTTTTACTAGCTTTTGATTCTTTATCTACTTCTATTACTCCAAGCCCGGAACTAAGTGAATTATCAAAATCACTAACTCTTATGATATTTGTATTAAGAAAATCAAACTCACAACCAAGCTGCTTTTTGAAGCTGCTATAATCTTTATCTATCTTACATCTTGGATGAGCTTGATTTATTATCATCTTAACCTTTTGAGTAGGAACACCAATACTCTCAACAACTCTTTTAAAAGTAGCAAAACCAATAAACTCAGTAGTACTAGGTGAAATAGGAGTAACCGATATATTCGACAACTCTATAGCTCTTCTTGTCAAAGCACAATCCACACCTGCAGTATCTATTAATGTAATACCATCAAAATCACTTGAACAAAAAGACTCAAGAGCAGCAACAGAACTTATAACTGTAGAGTCAAAACCTTTAAGCTTTTTATTCTTTGCACGTCTTCTACTTATAAAAGTAGTAACCTTATTTGGGTCACAATCAGCAACTCTAACCTTAAAACCTTTAAGTATAAGATATATTACAATTTGTACCAAAATCGTAGATTTACCCACACCACCTTTTGTATGAGCTATTGTCAAAATTATATTTTTCATTTATTTACCTTTTTAAGAATTTTAGTTATAATCTCTCAAACGATAGCACCTGGTTAGATGCTATCTATTGAAAAATCTATTTTTTTAAGTGAGAGAAATTTTTCTCTAAATATTTATTGAACTCTTCAGCAGTTTTAAGATTATTCTCTATCGCCAAATTTTGAATCTCTTGAAACTGCTCGAAGCTTTCAAACTGATACTTTCCAAAACTCATAATATTATCCTCCTTTCATAGTTTGTTCCAAATACATAGTTAAGATTTATAATCCTCTCTTTGCAATAGTCAGTTACATTTTGAACAAAAGGACCGATTCCATTTTTTTGGTATTCATTGAAATCTATCTCCAGCTCTTTACACAGCTGCTTATCATCTTTGATATTTGCAATCCTTTTTACAAAAGCCAATCCATACTTTTTGAAGTATTCAAGTCTATTTTCTTTCATAATATTCCTCCATTTTATTCCTTTTAATCATTATTAAATGATATTTAATCATAATATTATCATTATATAATTAAATTGTCAATACTTTTTATCATTTTATAATGATTTTATGATAGAATAACATCATTATAAAATGAATTTAGGTTATATTATGGAAAAAGAAGAATTTAATGAGTTATTAAAAAAAGCATCATTATCAAAAAAAGAGTTTGCAAGTATTATAGGGATTAGTGTTGGTTCACTTAATAATTGGGGCAGTTCACAAGGAATACCATATTGGGTAGAATCTTGGCTAAATAACTATATTAAAGCCAAAGATATGGATAAGGTCGTAGAGGCTGTAAAACCTCATATAAAATAAATATCCTCACTTAATCCCTTTTTTAGTGAAATATAATTAAACTAGATATATTTATAAAAAAGGTCTTAATGTGAAAAAATTACTATTTCTACTACTATTTACTAATTTCTTATTTGCAGAAAAATCAGAAATTGTTAACTATTTACTAAATGATAAAGCAACAATGTGGGATATTGGGATATTAAAAACAAAAAATATGCATGAGCTAGCTACTGATATAACAAAAAATAGAGTCAATAATACATACACAACAGGAACTGTTTACTATGATGAATTTGATAATAAAATAAAAATACATATAAACATCTATAATCAAGACAAAAAAACAAATAATGAATTAGAAAATTTATGCAAAAGAGAATTGAATAATTTAAAACACATATATACAATGAATAGTGATTATATAAACAACTTCAAACATAGTGGTTTCATAAAAAGAGATGAACCAAAACAGTTTGAATTAAAATTAAAAAAAATTACATATTTAGAAATTTGGCTTATGAAAGATACATTGATTCATAAAGCCGAAAATATATTGTTTGAGTGCAGTACAAACCTACTAAAAAATTCTAAGATTATAATTATTAAATCAAATAAATGAACTTCAAACACCTAAAATACAGATTCATCGTAAGTGGAATATTATGGACCATACTAATAATTTGTTATTCAATTTATTCATATTTTAAATAAAAATTAAAACCTATCAAAAGCCATATCTAAGCACGAATTACCTATATTATCTTCCGCTCTTTTAGGATATGGTCTTTTGCCCCCATTAAAAATATTTGTAAATTGCAGTCCTTTATTTATCTCTTCAAGTGCTAAATTTTTATCAATTTCTTTTAATTCAATATGTGGATCAACAGGATTCATCCCCTTATTCAATAAAGGAACAAAAGTAAAAAATTTAAGGGCAGCTTTTACATCAAAAGTTGTATCAGGTTTTAATATATAAATTTCTCCTTTTTTAACCTCTATTACATAAGGAACAGCATCTTCTCTTTCTCCTACCATATTTGTTCCATTATTCTTTAATAAAAACTTATATTTCCCCTCATCCAGAGACTGATAAGAATATTGAGAATAACAAACTAACATATCTTTTTTTAGCCTATCAGATTCTATAATATATTTATATTCCATTTGATATCCCATCTCTGTTTCATTATTTACCAAATAAACATTTGCTTTATCTTTATCATAAAAAGGTAAAGCTTTAATAGGCTCAATAGATATTTTATTTGCTACGCATCCACTAAAAATAAGAAATAATATCCCACTAATTAATATCTTTATCATGTTAAAACTCCTCCAAAAGAAAGATATTTTACACAAAATAACATTTCAATAAATTTAGCTAAGATTCAAAAGTAATAAGACCAACCAAAAAACCGCGCCCCCATTTGACGAAAATTTGGTAAGTTAAGAGATAAAAAAATACAAATAAAAACAAAAATTTAAAATCTAAGGGTATTTTTGCACGTCATTCCTATTTTTTTGAGGAATTAGGAATATATTTACAAAAATATCAAAGAGTAGAAACAATATTTCGTCAACGAAAACAAAAATCAAATTCTTTAAAGTACAGGAACCAAAGTGCAATCATACTTGTATTTTATGTACTCCTCCCATTTAGACCAACGGACAAAAACAAACTAACCCCATAACTTAGGTATATAAAAAAATATATACCAACCAACTCGGCAAAAGTCAGCAATAAAACTATAAATTTTATTATAAATCTTTCACCAGGAACAGCAGCACTATCTAAAAATAAAAGCTGGAGTTCAAGACCTGGGTTTATTTTTAAGGGGTCCCCATTCCCCCAACCCAGCAATTCCCAAAATCACCATGGCTATTTTTGTATGTTCCTATATATAAAAATAGTAATCATACATACTCTCAAAAATTTTTAAAATTTATTTTCAAGAATTAGGATAAACCAAGCTTTTAATTTGATTTTCTAAATTCCTAATATCTAAATTTTAAAAACAAACGAGGGCGGGGCGGCGGAGCCGCAACTATTCTATATTTCCTAAAGATAGAGAATCTATCACTTGGCCAATTATAAAAACATCTTCTTTTTTTGCAGTTATTGTATTATAAGCAATATTATCAGATCTTAGAAGTATATAATCTTCTAGCTCTTCTAATCTTTTAATATAAACTTCATCTTCATATCGTACAACATATACAGATGCATTTTTTAGTTTTTTCTTTGATAAATCAACAAAAATTATAGAATCAGGTTTTATATTTGGAGCCATAGAATCACCATCTACTTTTAATGCATTTATATTTTTGCCTTTTATCATATTCTTTGGCAGAACTATAAAATCTGGTTCTTCATTTTCTTCATTAATATAACCATTCCCGGCACTTGCTTTTATATCACTAAAATACGGGATAGCAACAGTATCTTCGGTAATGGATTCTTTTATATAGTGTTTTTGAACTATTTTTGCTACTTTTTCTTCACTACTGTTGTGAATTGGTAAATTACCGTTAAATACCCAATTCAAATTCAAATTATCTTTAATAGCCAATTCTATGAATTGATGATAAAGAGCATTTGAATAATGTTTTTGTTTACTATTAGATATTGCTTTTTTTAGTAATTCTTTTTTTATAGGATTTTTTTCCGTTTCTAATTCTTTGATTTTATTAAAGTCATTTTTTGCTTTAATCCTATTATCATAAAAGGTATTTTTAGGCATGCCTAATAAATTAGCTGTATCTGCAATTGATTTACAATCATATAGCTCTTCTATTCTTAAAAGAGCTTCATATATAGTTGACATAAAATCACCTTGTTAAATTTTTATAAATTATAACATAAAAACAATAATTATCCGATAATCCGTAAAAAAACAAGAAAATTATTATATTTTACCATTTACCCAAAATGAGTAAAAGCATTAAATCAATATGAGTATTATTTCTACCCAAAATGAGTAAATGTTAGATATTCCCAAAATGAGTAAAACTAAACAGAAGAATACCATTAGATTACACAAAAATAAATATACATTTATTCTTTATTGTATTCGGATTAACATAATTTTAAGATTTATAAGAGTAAAGTTTCATCATAAAAGTTTTTGGAGTTACAAATGATGATCAATAAATTTAATGAGTTTATATCAAAATTTAAATTCATTACACACCTTAATACAGATATTGATGTTGCACGAGAACTAAAAATAGACAATTCTACTTTTGCAACAATGAAGAGAAACGATAGAATTCCCTATGAGCAGGTTATTAACTACTGTAAAGATAAATGTATTGACCTTAATTGGATTATTAATATAAAAAATAATTAGTGGTAATTAGTGAATTATTTAGTAGAAAAAACTAAGCTTACCATAGAACCAAATCTTGCAAAAGAGATCGGATTAAATGAAGCAATATTTATTAAGCAACTAGATTATTGGTTAAAAAAATCTACTAAGCTAATTGATGATAAAAAATGGGTTTTTAATACAGTGGACCAGTGGCAAATTCAATTTCCTTTTTGGTCTAAAAATACAGTCATAAGGACAATCGAAAAACTTAAAAAAAATGGTTGTATTTATGTAAAACAACTTGATACTAATTTGTTAAACCGTACAAATTGGTATTCAATCAACTATGAAAAAATTGAAGAACTTAAACTTAAAATAAATAAAGAAAAACCTCTTCCTAAGAGTGAAAAAAAGGTAGAAAAACTTCAAAAAAAATTACCAAATGAAGGGGCGGAAAGATATTCAAAAGAGTTCTTAGCATTTTGGGAATTTTACCCTAAAAAATATGGGAAAAGAGGTGCATACAATGAATTTAAACAACTCAATCAAAAATTACAAGCTCAGGCAATATATGGGGCTCAAAAGTATTCACTGCAAACATCACAAACAGAGGAAAAATTTATCAAAATTGCTAAAAAATGGCTTTCTGAAGGTTATTATGAGGATTATGAAATTAAATCCACAGACATAGTACAGCGGCAAAGCCAAGACACAGTTGCAGTTCTAAATCAAAAAATTACCGAACTTATAAAGATAACAGATTTAGCAGAAGTTGAAATTTGGAACCAAATGAGGGGCAAAAATTATATTTTTTCATCTAATGAACAAAGTATTTTAAAAAATTTGGGGAATGATATTGACGCATACAAAGAGATGGAATTTAGACCAGGAGAAATAAAAGCATATCTTAGGGGAGTATTAGAATGATAGAAAATTTAGCAAATTTAGATCTAGAAAGGAATTTTCTAGCATCTATAATCAAAACTGATAATTTTAGTGATATTAGTGAGATTATAAAAACTGAACACTTTACTTTAGAATCACATAAACAAATTTTGCAAGCAATTAAGAATTTGGACGAAACAGATAGAAATTTATCGATCGTAGCAGTTGGAGAAGAACTTAGAAAAATTGATCCGGAACATTTGACCGCTCTTAAACTTGTGGGAGCAGAAGATGCGATAAGTGATTTAAAAATTACAGCAATTGAGTTAATTGAATGGAATAACAAAAGAGAACTCTATAAACTTTCACTGAAAATCCAAGAAGAGTTAAATTTAAGAAAAAGCAGCTCCTCTGTAGTTAAGATAATTGAAGATTCAACAATTAATCTTGATGTTGCGATTGGCTCAAGAGCAAAAAGCTACGAACAGTGGGAAAAAGAGATTGAAGCAATGAAACCTCTTCCTATTTTTGAAACGGGGGTTAGTTTTATCGATGATTATTTAAAAGGCGGTGTTACAGCTGGGCAACTTATCTTGGTTATGGGTGACCCGGAAGCAGGAAAAACAATTTTATCTACACAAGTACTTCACAATGTATCAAATGGTTTTCCAACTCTATTTTTCCCTTTTGAATTTACAGTAAGAGATTATATTCAAAATAATAAAAAAAGAAAAAAGAATATAAACAAAAAAAATCTTTTCATCATAAATGATGGGTATGACCTTAGCGATGTAACTAGAGAGATAAAAATATTTGCCAAAAGAGGGGGGCGTTTTGTATGTATTGACTCTCAAATGAGGGTGGAGAATGTAGAAAACAAAGGAACTGCCGAGCAGATGGAATCTGAAAAGTTTAGCAAACTTGCAAAACTTGCTCATAAATTAGAGCTAGTAATACTTTTCATAGCTCAACAGGGTAAAGAAGACACAAAAGGCGGTACTCATACACCAATGGGTACAAAAAAAGGTGCTCACGAGGCTAGTCAAATCTGGTACATCCATAAACTAAAACCCAAATATGAAGATGGAAATGATATTGATTCAAATGCACATAAAAGACTTCTTGAAGTTTCAAAAAATAAACAAAATGGACGACACTTTAAAACAGAAATATCACTAAATCCGGTGCTCCTTGAATTTAATAGAAAGTACCAAAGAGGAGAAGGACCTTTGCCTGAAGAGAGTGCCGAATTTGTTTCAGATGGTGAAAATACAAATATTGAAATTCCGGAGATGAATCTATGAGTAATTATGGGTTGAAAGAGTGTCAAGAATTTTGGTGTATTTTTAAAACCACGGAAAGAGGTCAAACCTATTGGTTAAATAAAGACAAAAAATGGACTAGCCTAGTAGGACAAAGAGCCGGGATAAGAAATTATGAAAAAGCATTAGAAACAATGGTGGCAGAAATCAAAAAAGGAGAAACAAATGAAAACAAAAATAAATAATTCAAAAACGAAAGCAAAAATAAGATGGGATGATGGAAATCTATTTGCAAAAATAAAATTTATAGATGAAGATTTATTTACAATTAAAATTGTTGATACAGAATATACTATTGAAGACATGGATCTTTTAGTTAGGGAAATCAAAAAAATAATGGAGATAAAAAATGTTTAACAAAATAGTCATGGTAGGAAATCTTACAAGAGATATAGAACTAAGATACACACCAGGTGGTTTAGCTCTTGCAAAAAGTAGTATTGCAACTTCTCATAAATATAAAACTCAAACCGGAGAGCAGAAAGAAGAAGTATGCTTTCTAGAATTTACCATCATGGGAAAGATGGGTGAAACTGCAAACCAATATTTAAGAAAAGGCTCAAAAGTATTGCTTGAAGGAAGATTAGTTTTTGAACAATGGACAGCACAAGATGGAACCAACAGAAGTAAACATACCTTAAGAGTTGAGACTATGAAGATGCTAGACAGTAAACCATCCTCAGAAACTCAACAGTACTAAGAAAAACAGATGTTATCTTTTTTTAGATTTTTTGAAAGATTATTAAATATAAAAACATGGGATAAACCTTTTCAACGGGATAGAAAATGGAAAAAGAACAAATACTAGAACAGCAGCGACTCAAAGTATTAAAGCTCAAAGAAACAAAAGAGCTTAAACAAAGAGTTATAAAAGCTAAGATAAGAAAAGGTGGATGGGAAGGTTTTAGACTCTACATTCATGGAGTATTTGAAAAGGTCTATGGACGTTCTTTTGAAGAATATTGGTACCATGAACTAATCATAAGAGTTTTATGGAACGTAATAATAGGCAAAGAAAAAAGAGTGATTATAGAACTTGCCCCAAGGTTTGCTAAAACTGAACTTACTGTAAGACAGTTTTTATCATATGTTCAAGGAATAATGGATTTTGTAAAAAATCAATACTTTACTTATGGAGCAGAACTAACAGAAGATACAAGCGTTGATGTAAAAACTATTATGAAAAGTGATTATTTCAAAGACCTATTCCCAAAGAAAAAATTTAGTGACGACCAAAACAAAAAAGCAAACTGGAAACTCACAGACGGTAGTGAATATTTTGGCTCATCAATTGGTGGAGCTGCTACAGGTAAAGGTTCACATATAACAGTTATCGATGATAGTTTAAAAGCTGATGATTCAGATAGTAAAGCTGAAAAAGACAAAGCATGGAAGTTTATACAAAATTCAGTTTTTACAAGACTTGAAAATGGCGGTGCAGTTATAAACATCATGCAAAGACTAGCTGAAGATGATGCAACAGGTAGATTTATGAAAGAGCAGGGTGTAAAAAATCATATCGGTGGAAATCTTGCAAGTGATAATGGAATGTGGACAGTTATTACTCTACCTTTGATAACCGATGAAGATATTCTTTATGAATACGAAGATTTTAAATACTTTAGAGCTGCTGGTGAGATACTTCCAAATAGAAACTACAAAACTAAAGAAGAAATAGATCTACTAAAAAGAGGTGTTTCAGAAAAAGAGTTTGAAAAACAATATAATCAAAATGTAAGCAGAGCAAAAACTGGCCATTTTAAAGAAGAGGATATCACTTACATAGCGGATATAGACCTACCCGAACAAAATTTTTATATTTTAGTTGATAATGCAGAGTCAACTAATGAAGGAGCAGATGATAGAGCTATTGCTTGTGAAGGATGGAGCATAGATGATAATAAAATAGAAATGTGTGTGATTATGGATGGTAAAAGGGGTAAATGGGATGTTTATGGAACATCAAGACAACTCATTGAAATGATGATTAAGTTTCCTGAAGCTGCTGTATGGATAGAAGAAGCTGGAGGAGGAATTACCTTAATTGTTGTTTTAAAAAAAGAGCTACTGATTGAAAACACAAAAAGAAGAGCAAAAGGTAAACCTCCAATCAAAAACTCAATAAATGGATTTAAACCACCAAGAGAAATAAGTAAACAAGCAAAAATCAAAGACTATATGACAGCACCACATGAACAACACCAAATCAAAATATATAAAGGGTGCGATATAGATTTTCAAAAACAATACAAAAAAGAGCTATTAAGATTTGACCCAAGTAAAAAACAACAAACAGATAACTGTATAGATGCAGTTTCATCCGGTTGGTTAGTTGCAGTTCCTAAAAAAACTGTAATCAAAGTAGTTAAAAAAGTAGCAAAAAGAAAAAAACCTAAAAAAGCTGGTAAATGGAGAGGAGTATAAAATGAGCAATGAAAAAGAAATTAGAGAAGCATTTAAAAAATTGCTAGATAGTAAATTTCCAAAAGGTTTTACTTTTGATGAATTTAGTGGAGGTGCATTAAGAACTAGACCTGACTTAGCAACATTCCTACCAAATCATATAGTTTTCACAGAAATAAAATCCAATAAAGATAATCTTTCACGATTAGATAACCAAACTGGAGACTATACCAAATTTGCTGATCATGTGTATGTGATATTAGATGAAAAACATCATAAACAATGGTGGAGTAAATATAGAGATAAATATACTACGGAAACAGTTTATTTTTATAAAAATGAAAATTTTTACTATGCAAATGAAAAATTAGATAGAGAAATTGAAGAGCTTTATTTTTATGAATATCCTAGCAATAATTCAAAAATATTAACTTTTTTATGGAAAGAAGAAAAATACCCATTTACCAGCTTTATTAAGGGGCGAACAAAAATATTAAATGATGAATTAGTCATTCAATCTTTATATACAGAAAGAGAAATAATTGATATGAGTCACTACATTCTTTATGACAGAGCAAAGAATAGAGCAGGTAGCAAATCAGGGAAAGCAATGACATATAATTGTGGATGGTATGATAGAAATATTCCATATAAAGAACATAGACAATCATTATTTAATCAAATCAATTGTGAAAAAGCAAAAAAATTGAATAAAAAAGAACAAAAAATTAAACATAAATCTAGCAAAGATTCATTCCCATGGATAAATTAAAGGAAATAAAATGGCAACAGACCCAACACTAAAACTTGAAATACGAGCAGTTTATGAAGCAAACAATCTTAGCGTTGCAAAGGTTCTTGATAGATTCCCTAATTGTGAAGTCTCAGCAAAGACAGTTGAAAGCTGGGTAAATAACAAAAATGACCCATGGCAAAAGAATCGTTTCGTTGACGAAAAAACAGCAATAGCAACTTTAGTTGAAGATACTCTTCCTATTGAAGATGCAAAAGAGATTGTAAAAAGTAAATTACTAACTACCCAAGAACCTCAAAAAAGCTCTACGGATATTGATTTTGAAGAGTATGGGAAGATTGTAGCAAAAGAGATTTGTTTTGATGTATTAAGTGCAAAAAATCTTCAAGCTCTTATGGGAGAAAACCTTTTAAGAGCTAAAAGGTTTGCTGATAAATCAAAAAATATAGGTACAAATGCAACTTATCACAATATGTTAACCACTACAGTAAAAACCTTATATGGAGAAATCAAGCACATAAATCCAGGAACCAATAAAAAAGTTTATACAGATGAAGAATTAGAACAAAAAACACCTGAAGAGCTAGATATTATCTTAGAAGAGTTAGGAAATTAACATGACAAAGATATCTAAACACTATGGAAAAAGAACATGTATCTATGATGAAAATGAAGATAGAAGAGTTAGATGTCCTGATTGGAGTTTTACAACTGGTTTTATAAAAAGATTAGAAGAGGGTGCAAAAGAAAATAAAGTTAGCAAATCAAAATACTTTGAATCTGTAGTACAAAATTTTTTTATACTAGAAAACCCAAATTTAATAATCGCTTCAAAAAGAGACTACAACCAAGTATACAAAAAGAAAAGGTCTCCAAATATGACTCTTCATCCACAAATCATAGATGATATCAATGAATACTCTTCAAAATCAAGCCCAAGTGCTAGCAAATATATAGAACTGTTATTTTCTAGATACAATTCAAAATATGGATATGAAATAGAGCTAAAAAACCTATTAAAATTTATATAAATAGTAGCTACTGAATATGATTTTTTAAAATACCCACCTAGTTTCTTTTTTAAAATCTTTTTACAATTTCCAAACTTGAAATTAAAAAGGACTAAGAATGGCAGGTGAACAACCAAATCAAAACCAACCAGACCCAGCTACTACTTCAACTCCTAATAATACTACTCCACCTGAAAACAATCAAGGTGCAGATGAAAATCTTGATATAGCAACTATTGAAGATGGTATTAGAAAAGATGAAGCAAGACTTACAATTATGCAAGAGCAGTTTACAACTGCAACAGACAAAATCAATGATGAATTTGAAAGTACACTTGCATCAAATCCTAATTCACTTTTTTCAGATGAGGAACTTGAAAAATTAGCAAGTGATTCAAATATTGTTGAAAAAAATAAAATGCTAAGAAATAGATTTGAAAAATTCAGAGATGAAAAACTAACAGCAAAAAGAGAAGAGATTGGAAACTTTGAAAAACAGCTACAAGGAAGAAGAGGACAATTTGACATCTTAAGCGAATCAAATAAATTTTCAAAAGAAAATCCTGATGTAGATATGGAAGCTCTTGCAGAATATATCCAAGAAGATTTAAGTCCTAGAAAGAAAAAAGAGCTAAGAGATCAAGCTAAAACAAAATTTGATTTTCTAACTCTTGCAAATGAAGAATTCAAAAAAGCAAACCCTCCTGAAAATGAAGAAGATAAAAATTTACCACCAGATTTAAGCGGTGTAAATGGGGCTTCAGGAAACAACTCTTATTCAGATGACATAGACAGAGAAAAATATCTTAAGTCAATCGGAATTGGGAGATGATAAATGGGCAATGGAATAACTCCTGAAGAAGATAGATGGGAATTAGAAAGAGATTTTGAGACTTTGACTAGAGCCGGTGAAATCATTGGTGATAAAAAAAGACTTGAAAAGGTGCAAAAGTTTGCAAAAGAGAAAAAAGACGAAGCTGACAAGATACTTGATACTGACTATTTAAAGAAAATCGGCATCGGTAGATAAATTAATATAAAGGAAAAAAAATGGCATCATGGGCAGAAACAGATCCAAAAGTATTACTAAAATATGGTAGAACAATCACGGCAAAAACAGTAGAGCTAAACTGGTGGAATAAATTTATGAACAATGACGAAGGTGCAGTTATTATGACTGACCTTAGAACTGAAACACCAAACGAAGAAGGTGGTACGGTTAGAGTTTATTTTAGAGACCACATTGAGGGTGATGGTATTACAGGTAATCAAGATTTTGAAGATAATATTGGTAGTCAAAATACTCTGTACCAAGATGTTGATTATGGAATCTTCGGTCAATCGTTGAAATCAAAAGCAAAAAAACTTGAATCTAAAATGGCAACAGAAACATTTAGAAGTAAAGCTCACAAAGATTTACCAAAATGGTTAGGTTTAAGAGACGATAGAATCATCACTTCAAAATTAAGTGAAGCTTGCACAAATGTTGTAGCTTGTAGTGCTGCTGACGGAGTTTATCCTGTAAATGTTACAGACTCTATTGGCGCAGTAGATTATTTTTCAACGGCAGCTATTGCTGAAGCTAAAAAAAGAGCAAAAAACGGTGTAGACGGTAATGGTGATGAGCACCCAATCGTAGAACCTTTTGTACTTAAAACAGTTACAAGAGAAGGTGGAATTACTGATTATGTAGAGTTTTTCTTACTTGTTGTTGGTTCAAATGCTGCTAGACAGTTAAAAGAGGACCCATTATGGATTGAAGCTCAAAAAATGGCAAACAAAAGAGGTAGTGATAACCCAATTTTCACGGGTGCTCTTGGAGAATATGATGGTGTTATCGTATTTGAAAGAAGTAACTGGAATGCTAGAAAATCAGGGATTATTACAACTGATAAATTAACTTCATATTCAGTAACAGTTGATGGTGAAACTACAACTTATGCAACAGGTTTTGATTCTTATAAAGGGACTGAAACATTTACAGATTCAGGAGTTGCAACTGAAACAGAGATTAACTTATTCTTAGGTGCAACTGCGGGGCTTAAACCTTTTGATGAAGGTTTCGATTATTATGAGGACCCAAAAGAGGGTGGTAGAAAACTTCTTATTGGTGCTGATAGAGGTACTGGTTTTGCTAAAACAAAATTTGTTGGTAAAACTACAGCAGAACAAGAGAGTGAATATCACAATAAAGACTTTGGTGTTATTGCTATTGTTTGTGCTATTGATGGACAACCAGCAGCATAAAATAAAGGATAACTATGAGTAACAAAATTCATACTCCCAATCTTAGAGCACTAAGATACAAAGGAGACTTTAGCAAAAAACTTTTCGAGGTTAGAGCAGATAAACTGCCTATCCTTGAAAAAGGTGATTTTGTTATTGTAGATAAAATGACCTCAGTTTCTTTAAAAAGAAGAGGATTATTTGAAGAAGTTGAAATCTCTGATGTTTTCGTTGGCGAAAATAAAACATCTTTTAATTTTGATGAATTAACTGATGAACAATTAGTAGAATTAGTTGAAGTATTAACTGATAGAGGAATCTTAAAGACTCAATCTTTAGTTCCAGAACAAGAAAATCAAGATGATAATCCTTCAGCAGATGAAACTTTAGATGATATATCTGATGTTCCTGGTGATACAAAAACTGATACAAAAGATGAAGATAGTTTAGATGAAATTCCAGCTATACCAACAAAAGATGAAATCGACTCATTAAGTGATGATGATATAAAAAAATGGTGTACTCACTTTGGTATCACAATTGGTAGAAAACAAGTTGCTACTTTAAAAGGACTTCTTTTACCATATCTTGCCGATACACAGGAGTAATAAAATATGCAAGCAAATGACATCTTATTAGCAGTTAGAAGTAGATTAAACGATACTACTGCAAAAGCTTACAGATGGAGTGATGAAGAGTTGATAGATATGATTAACTCTTCACTTGCAAATATGTCGGGGGAACTATTACTTTTTTCTCACCAAGAGATTTATACTATAAAAGAAAATGTAAATAGATATAAGCTACCTGAAAAATGTGTGAAAGTAATATCTGTAAATTTAGATAATCAACCGGTTATAATAAAAAGCTTTGATTGGATGAGTAGAAATAAAAACACAATAGATGATGATAACTATTATGTTTGTATGGATGAACAAAGTTTTTTCTTGTATCCTGAAAAACTATTAAAAGAGGATATGAAAGTTGAAGTTAATTATAACTTCATAGAACAAGTACTTACAAAGAAAGATAATATACCAATATCTTTAGTTGCAAAAAATGCACTACTTTTTTATACTATGCATTTAGCTTATCAAATTTATACAAGTGATAAAAACACTGGGAAATCAACACACTATTTAAATTTATACGGTAAAGAAATTATTAGATTAAAAGCACTTTATTATAAAAATAGACACTCAAGAGGATTAAGAACTCCTTTTAGAAAGGTATAACATGGCAGTAGTATTAAGTAATATATTAGATGATATAGATTCAATATCCGAAAAATTAAATACCAATGTCTTCTTAAAGACAGCAAGAGAATCATTTAAAGAAAATATTGAAGAGTATGATGTAGCTCCAGATGAAAAAGCAAAGATGATAGCTACTTATGAAGCTCAAGTATCTGTAGGTATGATTAGTGAAATAATTAAACTAGCTAAAGAGATGCCAGAACTTATTGTAAGAGAAGAAAATATCAATAAAGATACAGAATTCAAAGAAGAGCAGAAAAACTTAACTATAGAACAAACAAAAGAAGTAACTGCACAAACTGCAAATATCAATAAAGATACAGAAATCAAAGAAGAGCAGAAAAAAGTAACTGCACAGCAAGTACTTACCGAAAAAGGTAAAACATTACATATTGCAGAACAAATTATGACTGAGAAATATAGACATAGAGATTTAAGAGCATCTACGGCAGTTAAAACAGCAAGTATGGAAGTTACTAAACAGCAAGCAAAATTTGAAGAAGCAAGAAGGTTTATTGCATTAAAAGCGAATACACAAAATGCATATATGAAAAAAGCAGATTATAAAGTACAAAATATGCAAGCCTTAGCAACAGATGATGATGTAACAATTAGTGCAGAACAAATGTCAGATGCAAAAACTACGATTGATAATATTCCTACAGATGCAATAACTTATACAACTGAAGTAAATATATCAGACTCAGGTATTGAAACAACAACTATATCACAAGTTGTAATCTCTTAAAGGTTTATTATGAGTGAAATTATTGAAACTATAAATAGAATATTAGTTGAAGAAAATGCCAAGCCTTTAAAAAATGAAAATGATTTACTAATTGACAGTGAACTTGACAGCTTTGGGTATGCAATTTTATGGATTGAATTGAATGAAGAATATAAGTGCTTCCCAGTTGAATATGTAAATGAAATAGACTATGAAACATATAAATTAAAAGATTTAATTGAAAGAATACAAAATGCAAGTTAAAAAGTATTTTTATAAAACTGCTGACTTTTTCAATAAAGATAAAAAAGCAAGATATATTAGTGAAACACTTGGAAATAGAAACTCATATATGAATGAAGTTTTTTATAAACTTTACAAAAAAGAGATAGAGAGTTTAAAAACAACAGGCAATACAGCACTTCTTTATATAGCTGGAGCTTGTGAACATCATTCAGCATCAAGAGACTGTATACAAGTTTTAAAAGGAGCTATGCCAGTTAAATCGCAGCTAGGCTATATTGCAAGTAAAACAGCAAAAAGAATGGGAAATATTTCATATCTTTCAATAAATGCAAATGCATGTGCAAGTAGTCTATATGCACTAAAAGAAGCAAAAGAACTTTTAAATCAAGGCTTTGATGATGTTTTAATTTATGGAGAGGAATGGGTAGAAGAAGTAGAGCTTATGCTATTCAAACAACTAAATATAGATTTAGTATGTAGTGATGGATTTTTTATTCTTCAGTTAACTAATAATTGTAACAATCCAATAGCAACAATAGAAAATGTAAATTGGATTTGGAATAATGATAAATCACCTTTTGAAGTAACTAAAGAGGGCTATATAAATTCTATGTTACCTTTTAAAGACAAGCAAATAGATTTAATAAAAATGCATGGTTCAGGAACTGCCCAAAATGATAAAGCTGAACTTGAAGCTATTAATGAACTATTTGAAAATATAGCAAGGATTGAATACAAAAGTCAAATAGGACATTCACAAGGTGTTAGTACCGGTGTTGAATTATGTAAACTACTAGAAGAGCAGAAAGATAAGTCAGTTTTAGTAAATGCATCCGGGCTTGGTAATTTTTATGGAAGCTGTTATGTTAGATTATAAAATTACTCCTATATCTGAAAATGATGCATATACTATAAATAAAACTCTGTTGAAAGAGCTAAAAGATAAAAGACTATTTAAAAACATCCTAATGCATATTAGAAAAGGTATAGCTATTAAACTAGAAGACAATAGTGAAATAGCCGGGTTTTGTTTAGCAAAAGAGTTTAATACACATTTTAGTCTAAGTTACTATTACATATATGAAAAACATAGAAAAAAAATTGGTTCTTTTTTCTTTTTTTCTCATTGTTTAACTAAGATGAAAAACAAACCTATATATGTACAAAAAAATAAAAACTACAAAATGTATGAAAGATATTTTAATACTACTACACAAAAAGGAATTATTAGATTTAAAGGATTAAGAGAGGACTCACAATGGGTGGAGTTGTTAAAAAAATAGTCGATACAGTTAAAAACGTAGTTGATGAAGTGGTGGATTTTGTTGATGAAACCGTTGATAAAACAATTGATTTTGTTAGCAATGTAGTTGAAGGCGTTGCTAAAAATGTTCAGAATATGGTAAAGGGAATTGCTTCCGGAGATTGGAACCAATTTAGAGATTCATTTATTTCCCTCGGCACAACAACTCTCTATGTTGTGGCTGGAGTTGTAGGTGCAGTATCAGGACAAGCTTGGCTAGTAGCAGCTTCAGTTGTTGCCCTTGATGGACAATATAATCAAGGACAATTAGCTGCACATGTAGTTTCTACAGTAGGGAAAGTAGAAAGAGAATTATTTGGTTCTACTTTAATCCTGGATAATATAGATATGATAACTACAGCAATAGTAGTAGCAGGTAGTATCTATGCAGGAGGAAAAGGTTTTGGTATTATAGCTGATGCTGCAGGAGTATCAAGCTATTTATCTTCTACAAGTTTCCAAATAAGTTCAGGAGCCTATTCAGTATATAATGCATATACTCAATGGCAAGATGCATTAAGTCTTTATGATGAATTAATGGCAAATTATCAACAATGGCTGCAAGAAACATATGCAGAAATTGCAAGATTCAATAACCTGTGGGATTTAGTTTACGGTGATATTAATATTTTATATGAAGCACAACCAGGAGGATATCTTTTTAATTCAGAAGCTGGGAGTGATGAATATAGTATCAGTTCAATACATGAACAATGTTCTTATTTATTAGGTTTAAATCCTCACAAAGATGTTGATTTAGATAAGATGATGACTGATATATCCGATATAGACTATGTATCATTAAATTTTAATGATATTTTACCAGATGTAATAAGATATGAAAATTAAAAGGAGACAAAATGGCAACAGATAGTAATACATTTTTAGATTGGGCAAATGGCCTAGATTTTTCAAATAGTTTATCCTCAACAACAGAGGATGCAACTACAGCATTAAATTTTGATACTAACAATATAATGAATAAAAGCCTAGGAAATAATACAGGCCAAAGTTATACTGATATGTATTTTAATAATAACCCTTCAATTGAAACAAATGCAAATGCAAATACTGAAAATGGTTTTGATTTTTCAAATATGTTTACAAGTGAAAATCTTGGAGGCACACTTAAAGGTATTGGTGCTGTTGGTGGAGCTTTAGCAAGTATATATGGAGCATCTCAACAAAAGAAATTTAATGAAGACATGTTAGACATGGAGAAAAAAAGAGTTAATCGTGAATATGCGAAAGCTGATGCACAACAAGCCGAATATGACGCAGTATGGAAATCTTAAATTTAAAGGCTAAAACTTTTTAGCCTTTACTCTTTAAATTAAATAAATACCCACCTAGTTTCATATAACATATTTAAATAGTATTTCCACATGAGAACAATAACTGGAAATATAAAAATCTTAGCAGATCAAGATTATGCATCAAAAACACTTGAATTTATTTTATGTAATAAATATGGTAATCAATTAAGTGCTCTCGATGTAGATGGTCAAATAGCTACTAAAAAAACAGTCGCTACAGATACTTCAGGAAACTTCACTGTAATACTTTATGAAACAGAAGAAGCAGAAATCCCAATGTTTTACAAAATGGTTTTTGTAGAGAATGAGGATATTGAAGATATTAAACTTTTTATCCAAAGTGGAGATAGTGATATCGACTTTTTAAATCTTATATTTCCTATGCCAGAACTTAATATGTTCTATGAAGATATTAATGGGGCAATTGTCTTCAAAGATATTGTATTTGATATTTTTGAAAGATTTTTCGTCAACGAAAATATATTTATTAACAATGATGAAAAAAATTTAATAGAAGAATTTATTAAATATGCAGATAACACTAGAGATAGTGAAATAATTGAAAAGCTGGATCAATATTTAGCAACATTATTACCAAAGGAGTAAACTAATGGAAGAACAATCTTTTATTCAAAATGTCAATGCTGTTGCGGCACAGCTTGGAGTTTTGATTAATCTAAACAACAATATGTCAAAGATAGCTCTTGAACCAGCAGAGGTGACAGCTATTATTGAAGTTAAAAAACAGTTAGATGAGATATTGCTTGTAACCCAAAAAGAGGAATCGGTATCTTTAAAGCATCAAGAGGTGCTTATAAATGCACAAGCAGTATTGTCTCAATACAATACTATTCTTAATCTAAAGCAACAAATAGATACAGAACACAATGAGGTGTTGCAAAAGCATAGCGAAGTAGTAACTTTAGCACAGCAAGTCAATCTTAAAAACAGTGAAATTAAAAACTTATCAGTTGTTCTACTGCTACTTGATGAAAATGAAGCACCATATCAAGACTATAACGCTATTTCTGGGAAACTCACTATTGCTATACCTCGTGGCAAAACTGGGGATAAAGGGGATGAATTTAGGATAGATGAATACGGACTTGCATCTGAACAAAGTGATTATGATGGTATGTCAAAAGGTTTTAGCTTTTTTGCTATGGATAGTGAGCTTTTATATTTTAAGCTTTCAGGTACTACTGCGGATTGGAGTGGTGGTATCTCTTTTGGAAAAGGTGCAAAAGGTGATGATCTGGAAATATCTTCTATAGATGATAATGGTGACGGCACTTTTACATGGCACTTTAGTGATGGTACTGATTACCTTACTCCATCCCTTGAAGGTGCAAAAGGAGATAAAGGAGATGCCCCAGAGCATGAATGGGTAGGATCAACTGCAATTAGATTTAAAAATCCCGATGGAACATGGGGCGATACAGTTGATGTAGGTGCTGTAATAGCAGATGAGCAAGATATGAATTACACATTAAATTTAACGGGAGCGATATAATGGGAATTAAAACAGAGCTGCTATCAAAAGCAAATGACATTGTTGCAAGCAGTACAGATGCAAAAGAGTTGGCACTTGCAAGTGCTATAGTTAAAAATGTAGCGGAAGCTGAGGGTGTGGTAGATGAAGAGATTTATACAATAGGTACTGCTGGATCTGTAGGCTTTGGTGTAGGAGCTGTAAGAGATTGGCAGATGCCAGCAGGCTTTATAAAACTAGCAGGTCACGATAATCCAGTAAGTGAAAACTATGGTAATGTAACAGATATGAACGGATCGGTTATGGTAGCTATTCCAAAGTTCTACTTCAAGATAGAAACAAACAATGTTCTTATATCAAGCAAACTAAAAGCTGGGTATGTAGTACACAGAGCTTTTATCAATGAGGGGAAAGAGCATGACTATATATTTGTTGATAAATACGGGTGTGGAAATGTAGGCGGAGTATTTACTTCAAAAGCTGGACTTGATCCGTGTTCTACTCATGCAGATCATAACCCTATAGCAAGTTTAAAAAACACTCCATCGAATACCTATGGAGGACTGTATAGTGCTGTTAAAACAAGAGGAGATAAACACTTCTTAACTTCCAAGTTTATATACAGTGCTTTAGCTATGTTGGCTTTTGCACATGGTAAAGCTGCTACAACTACAAGTGCGTGTGCATTTATAGATGTAGACCCAAAGATGCCAAAGGGAAATCTAAACAGTGCACTATCAGATGTAAACGATACAAGTGTGGTGTTTAGTCCAAGCGGATATAGCAACTGTGCATTAACTGGAAGTGGTAGCCCTTTTGCAAAAACAACTCACAACGGTCAAGAGTGCGGTATCGCAGACCTAAATGGTAATATGTGGGAAGTTGCAAGTGGATTCATAAGGACAGATGCAAACGGATTCTTGATACTAAAAGAGTCTGTAGACATTACAAACATATCTAGTGATGATACCACTCAAGCAGTAGGAGGAGCTTATGATATAGATCTATATGATGTAATAGATATAAGTGATGTAGTAAATGCAAATGACGGATGGACTTATCTTGGAAATGGTGCAAATCAAGTTTTTGCCATGAGTACAGACAGAACATCAGCGGATTATAAAAGAACTGCACTTGGTATACCTCTTGCTACTGGACACAGTGCCACAGGTACTATAGAGTTTGGAAATGATGGGGTCTATAGATACCTAAGAGATGAAATGGCTTGTCGGTGCGGTGGTAGTTGGGGTTACTCTTCTGGTGCTGGTGCTTTTGCCATGTATCTGGGCAGTTACCGTACTCACTCGAATGACAGTGTGGGTGGTCGTGCTTCTGTGCTTGTGTAAGAGCGAACGATAGTGAGTGGAGAGAAATAAAATGGGGATACATTCTGAAGCAATATTAAATCGTAAATATATGGAGATGATTAAGCTATTAAATATATATCTTAATCACTTTCCAAAATTTGAGAAATATGCCTTATCTAATAATATTAGAAATACCGCATATGAAGTTTACGATTTGATAACAGAGTGTCAAAAAAGATACTTCAAAAAGACTTCACTTACTTCTCTTGATGTTACACATCAAAAACTAAGAATGCAAATATATCTAGCAAACGAGCTTGGATATTTTGCATTTAAAGATGGAAGAAAAGATACTAAGGTAAATCCTCAAAAAAGATTTTTAGCTATTACAAAAGTAATAGATGAGATAGGCAAGATTATCGGAGCTTGGATCAATAAGCTAAAAGATAAAGGTAATTTCAAGTGAAAAGTTTAGGTCAATATAACAATATGAAAAATGACAGCGTGGCTTGTCAATGCGGTGGTAATTGGAGTAACTCTTCTAATGCTGGTGCTTTTGCCATGAATCTGAACAATAACCGTACTAACTCGAATAACAATGTGGGTGGTCGTGACTGTGAATCCAAACCTGAAACTGCAATGGTAGATACTGGATTCAGAGGGGTATGTTGTCCTGCACTAAGCGAAATCAATACTTTAAAAAGTCTTTCAAGTAGCAATATCGAAAGTCAGACTAAAACAAGTAAAAGAATAGGATATCTATTCGATAAAACTTTCACTGTGGATAACCTTTATGAAGCTTTTTTGGTAGCAAGAAAAGGTAAAAGAAATAAAAGAACCACACTAAAGTTTGAGATGAATTTAGGTGCGGAACTTCAATCTTTACACGATGAACTACATAGTGGTACTTACAGACCAAGAGCATACAGTCAGTTTAAAGTGTATGAACCAAAAGAGAGAATAATAAATGCTCCAGCATTTAGAGATCTTGTAGTACAACATTGCATCTATAAAGCTATATATGAAATATTTGATAATAGTTTTATAGATACATCTTATGCGTGTAGAAAAGGCGGCGGAACTCATAAGGCTAGTGAATATACACAAAAACAGATGAGGAAATATAGTGGAGAGCTATACTATGCAAAACTTGATATAAAAAAGTTTTTCTATTCAATAGATAGAGATATATTAAAAAAGCTTTTTGAAAAGAAGATCAAAGATAAAAGGCTTGTAGATCTTATGTGTGAGTTCACACAGATGAACGGAGATAAGGGAATACCGATAGGAAATTTACTATCTCAACTATATGCACTTATATATCTTAACCCTTTGGATCACTTCATCAAAAGAGTACTAAAAGTAAAGAGCTATGTGAGATATGTGGATGACTTTGTGATGATAGGTCTTGCCCTGGAACAAGCCAAAGAGTTTAAAAATAGATGTGAGAAGTTTGTACAAGATGAGCTAAAGCTTGAGTTATCACACTGGCATATTCAAAAGATTAAAAAGGGTATTAATTTTGTAGGGTACAGAACTTGGAAACGAATCAAGTTTGTTAGAAAACACAGTATGTATAAAATGAAAAAAGCGATAAAGAAATTTAAAATTGAGTCAATAATCTCTTTAATAGGTCATGCAAAAGGTACTGGTAGCATAGCTTATTTTAGAAAACTATTGATTGAATTTCAAATTTTAAATTTATTACCAATAAGGAGTGTAAGATGGTTAAATATGTAGAGTTTGACAAAGTTAATATGGAGCATACTGTATTAGAGTTTAGAGGTGGAAGTGAAAATGTGGTTGTTACAGGTTTCACGGGGGAAAATGTAGTGGTTAATGTTGTATCTATTGCAAGTGATGATGAATCAAAGATTGATGAGCTTATAGCTTCACAGCCGAGTGAAATCAACTGTAGAGAAATCCTTCAAGACGAATTCAGAACTTTAGTTAAAGATAGCGAACAAATTAAAAATATCAATAGGCAAATAAAAAATACGATTGCTAAAAAATATGATTTCGCCGACGAAATTGCAATGGGTAAAAGAGCAACAGATGATTCAAAAAGAATCGAATACGATACTTTTGTAGCGGATGCATTAGCTAAGGGAGATGAAATAAAGGCATCTATAGGCTACTAAAATGACACTAGAACATCTAAATAAAAACTATATTTATAAAACAGATAAAGAGCAGTACGGAGTACCTGAATATTGGGAAGAGATGAAGCCTGATAGCAAAGGTAAGTTTATCGGAGATTGTTGCAAGGGTCATGACAAATCTTGTAGTACATCTAAGTTTTTTAAATGTTTAAAATCAAAATTGGGATGGTTTCATGCTTCATATATAACAGCAGGTGGTGCTATTGGGTGTTGGGTTAAATATACAAAAAAGATATTTAAAAGAATTTAGGCAGCAGGAAGGATAAGAAGAATGATAACAGAACATGGAATAGGTGGAGTTGTTACTTATAATGGTTCAGCCATAGCGGTTAGCTCTTTTTTTGTATATTTAGGTTTAGATAAAGAAGCTATTTTATTTTTTGCAGTGCTTTTACTTATCGATTATATTACAGGATTAGGTAAAGCTCTTGCAATAAAAGAATCTATCACATCTAATAAGATGAAATATGGAATCTTATCTAAACTATCTTTACTAATTATTCCTATTACTGTTGCAATAGCTGGTAAGTCTGCAAATGTTGATATGACATATATTATCTATGCATCTATGAATGTATTAGTTTTAAGTGAAGTATATTCAATAATTGCAAATATCTATTCTATGCGAACTCATAAAGAGCTGCCTGAGTTTGATGTAACAAGATTATTAGCTAGAAAGATAAAAGTAATACTTTTGAGTTGGGCTGAATAATGTATTCTGATTATAAAACTACAACAACATATTTTATAGTAATTATTGCTTTTGTATATGCTGTATATATGGATAAACCAATATTAGTCAATACAATTATTATACCTATGATTATCATGTGGATAATTTTGAAAACAAATTCAAAAGAGCTTATGAAAGATTTGATAAGTGTATTAAAAGATAAATGGAGTAAATAAGATGTTTGATAGTTCTAAAATATATATTTATATTGCAATTTCTGTAGGGATATTATCACTATTAGGTTATGGATATTATTTAAAATCTGAAAATGAGATATTAACTTTAAATAATCAAACTTTAAAAGTAAATCAAAAGCAGATTATAAGTGCGTATGAACAATCCATAAAAGTTCTTGAACAAAAAGCTTTTGAAGAGGGATTAAATAAACAAAGTGCAAAAACAGCCGAAGAGCTAAATAGAAAAGTAGCTGAACTATCTAAGAAGAGAGGGGAAATAAATGAAAAAGATATTGATTCTAATGTTTATGTTATTACTTCTTTTTAGTGGTTGTTCTCAAAAAGAACCACAAATAGTTAAAGAACCAGAGTTTATATGTGTCAAGCAAGAGTTATATCCTTATGGTAATGAAATAAAACTAAGAGTACATCCAGATGATTTATCTTTGTTTGAGAAAAGAAAAGAATATTATAAAAAAAGAGCTAAACACTATGAAGAACAAGTTCTTAGAAATAATGAAAGATGTAAGGAAAATAAATAATGTATGACCTAAGACAAAAAGAAGATGTGAGATGTTTGTTTCCTAAAGCAGGATATATTATTAAGAGAATACTTGAAAGGGTATCATAATGACAAATATAAAAGATATGTTAGTTATTTTATTTCCAAAATCTGATACAGTAGATATAGAATATGTAGCAAATATTATTGAGTTTAAGTGTCAAAACTTCGGATTAAATACACCTCTTAGAGTTGCACACTTTTTAGCACAGGTTAGGGAAGAAGTAGGAGCAGAGCTTAAACCTATCTCTGAAAACCTAAACTATAGTGAAGAAGCTTTAATAAATATATTTAAAGCCTTTAGAAATAATCCAGAACTTGCAGATAAATTTGGTTGGGATGAAGATACCCCTATTGCAGACCAAGTAAAGATTGCAAACTATGCTTATGCAAATCGTAATGGTAATGGTGCTGCTGATTCAAATGGAGATGGAGATATTAACGAAGATGATGACGGTTGGAAATATAGAGGTGCAGGAGCTTTACAGATAACTGGCAAAGGCAATTATATAGAAGTTCAAAAAAGAATAGATAAATATATAGTTGGCAACTCTGTAAATATTTTAAATGGAAAAGATATTCATACATTAAAAGGTTCTATTCTAGCTGCTGCTGGATTTTGGATATGGAAAGATATCTATAACGATGCCGATTTAGGAACAGATAGTTATGCAATAGACCATGTAACTGCAAGAATTAATAAACATACAGATTCTTATTCGCATAGAAGAGAGCATTTTGAGAAGATTAAACATTTAATCTGACTTGAGAAGAATATGGCACTAGATAACAAAAAAGATAAATTAGGACTTTTAGCTTTTAAAAAAACTAAACAATTAAATGCTCTTATTCAAGAACTACGAAACACTACAATTGGTTCATTAAATGAAGATGTAAATGCTAATGCAAATGCTATAATACAAATTGATGAAGCTCTTACAATAATTAATGCAAAGATAGATTCACTATCAAATTTGTTCGGTATTACATACAATACTGATGGAACTATAGCAACTGAAAGCTATACAACACATACTCATAATTATGAAGATACTACTATAAATGACACTGTAGATGGTAGTGGAAGTGAAACAGCCACACAAAAAGAATCAGGAGAAGTTAATACATAATTGTTACGGATTAACAAACTTTTAAGTTTAGAAGTTATAAACTTCTATTAATAAAAGTACGGAGTAACAAAAAATGATGGATAAAGATAGAGAACTTCTTCTTACAATATTATCTGAAGTTAGAGAGATAAAAGAGGATAATAAATTCCTTAAATCTCTAGTTCCAGAAGAATTATCACTATCTGAATTATCAAATATGACTGGGAAAACAGCTAATACATTAAGAAAATATATAATTGCCAATTTTGAACCAGAAGAAGATTATGAGAAAAAAAGTGGTAAAATATATGTGAAACAAGATGTAGTGCTTCGTATAAGGAGACATTATGCGAGGTAAAGGTTGGGATATTCCCAAAAAACGAAATAAAACTACTGGCGAACTTGAAGACGGTAATGTTATTTATGTTCTTGGAACAGTTGATGGTAAGTTCTACAGAAAATCAACTGGTAAAGAAGCAACAAAATTAAATATTGCATGGATAAAAAAGAATGCCAGAGAAGTTCTTTTAAAACTTATAAATAAACAAAACACTAAAGTAGAAAAAACTAGCTTAGAAGAATATGGTTTAAAGGTTATTGAAGCTACTGCAAGAGGTAGAAGTATTTCTACTCAAAAAGAGAAAAAAGGCTATTTCAATAATCACATATTGCCTTATTTTAAATCTAAAGGTTTTACATATATTGAAGATATTAAAACTACAGAAATAGAAATGTGGCAAAACCATATGTTAGATAATAAGTCTTCAAGCACTGCAAAAAAGTGCAAAGATACTTTTGCTCTTATTATGGATAAAGCTGCAGCAGATGATATAATTAATAAGAACTATGTAAAACTGGCTTACAGTTTTACTGTTACTACAGAAAAAAGAGTTCCATATACTCCAGGTGAAGTTACAACTCTCATAAAAGAGAGTGAAGGCTGGTTTAAAGTATTTTTATACTTGATATTTAGTACAGGAGTTAGAACTGGTGAAGCTCTTGGTCTTATGTGGGATGATATAGATTTCAACAATGGGTTTATTGATTTAAAGAGATCTATTACAAAAAGTAGAGTAACCACAAAAGAAGGTAATACTAGTACTGAAGATTTCATACAAAACGGTTATAAAATTGTAGAAAACAACAATACTAACAAAACTAAAAATCATACAAGACTTATACCACTTGATGATACCACAAAAAATATTTTAATGGAATATTATCAAGAAAGAACTCAAGATGAATGGATTTTTGTAAGTAAAAATAATACCTGCTTTAGTGATAGCAAAACAGTAAATAAATACTATTGGAAACCATTACTATTTAAAACAAAAATTGAAGATAAAGATTTATATACATCGAGACATACATATGTAACCATTATGAAAAATAATGGTGCAGATGAAGCTTGGCTTAAATCTGTTGGCGGATGGACACAAAGTTCTAAAGTGCTAAATGATGTTTATTTTACTCATGAAAGTAGTAAAAAAGATATCAAGTTAGCTAATAATTTTTTCCATATAGTAAATGAAAAGGAAGATAAAAAACCATGTTAATGTTTGCCGAGTTTTTGCTGAGTAAGTTGTTTAGTTTATTTGTTAGAATAGTTATGATATCTAACCAACCCTACGTTTTAGGGCTTTTTAAATGGTGTCAAGAGAGAGACTTGAACTCTCGACCTCCGGCTTATGAGACCAGCGCTCTAGCCAGCTGAGCTACCTTGACATAAGATATCATATATTTGATAGTTGCTAAAGTAGGATTAAAACCTACGACCTCAGGCTATAAGAATAACCGTCTGTCTTGCAACGGACGAAATTATAAGAATTTATCACTTAATATTTACTTAAAAATCTTACAAAAATGTAATTTTTTTTAATTTTAGAATATGTGCAGTTCTTTTAAGTTTTTTCTTGTTAAATATTTATTATTTTATATTTTCAAAAAATAAATTAATTTCTTTTGTAAGCTCTTGAGATTTAACACTTAATCTTTTTGTCAAATTTTTCCACTCTTCATCTTTTTGATAATTTATCTTTATTCTATTGCCTAAAATATCATTTCTATACTCATTTTGATCCTCTATGTATTGATGAAGTAATTTTGCTATTTTTGACGCTCCTATCATTTTTAGTTTTCTTTTAGCTATTGTTGTTTCATTCATAGCATGAATATAGTTTTTTTTATTTTCTAAAATCTTATTCTTTAATTCTGTACTTAATTCGTTGTAATACTTATTGGCTTTTTTTATTGAATAAATACTATTTTTAAATAAATAAAATTCTTTTGAAAAATTATTTATATAAATTAGTGTTTCCTCCAATATTTCATACTTTTTTTCTAATCTAAATTTTTTATTTTCTCTTTCATATTGCTCTTTTATTTTTCTTAATTCATTTTTGTTATTTAAAATTGTTACTGTTAATGTTCCTATTACACCAATAAATGCTCCTAATCCAATTTTTACTATATCATGTATAATTTCATATTGTTTTGCAGTTTCATTAAAAATTTCTGTAGTAGTTGTCAT